TGCCAGTGCGTCCAGCTGTCTTGAACTCTGCGGGTCGATATAACCGCAATGCCTTGCTGCCTGTTGATCAGCATCATCTTGCCGCCAATGGGTGTGTCTTTTTCAATCGGTATCCACTTGATAGCGGGTGCTACGACTGCGGCCCGGTCTGTGGTGAGTCTGTGCTGCGTCATGTGATTGATCCCAGTGAATATGCTGTTACTCTTGCATCGCGCCCTACGTCCGGCACCTTTACGCGCACCAGCTCATGGCGCTTGATCATCCCAGCAAGCGCTGTGTATACGGGTCGCATTGGTACGTCCACGCCCATCCATATTTGCCGCCCAGTTGAGCCGGGATGATCGCGCAGATAGGCTCTTATCTTGTCCACGTTACTCATGCCCTTGCCCCTCCCGCACCGCCAGCACCGTGCGCATGGCATCCATCATCTGCAGCGGCGAGGAGAGCTCGCACAACTGCTCATGCAAGTCAATCCCCTGCGCTACCTGCGCCAAGCCCGGGCCATCAAACACCCAGCGCCCGGTGCGCTGCGCGCGGTGGTACACGCGCAAAAGCGCATCACTAGCATCGCTCGCCGTCTGTTCACAAAGCGCATCCACCGCACGAGCACGCACCACCGTCACATTGATGGCGGCGGCAATGTCGCTCCAGTCATCCTCCGTGCCCTTACCATTGCGCAGCGCCTCATAACTCATCCGAATGGGCAGCTCCAGCCGCAACAGCTCGCTGGCATTGAACGGCTCAATCATTTTGATCACCTTGAACGCAGCGCTGGCGTCAACCCTTTTTGGCCGGTAGCGCTTGCGCGGTTTTTTGTTTGCTGCCATCTCAGCACCCCTGGCCACGGCTTCGGATATGCCGGTTGCCGTCGTTTCTGAAAAATGCATGCCCATCCGATGGCACCCACACCGGCGCATGCATCACATCAACCCGCCTGGGCTGCGCCAAGCGCCAGACCTGCAGCCGCGCATTCCGGGCCGCCTCGCGCTCAGCCTGCACAAAATCTGCGCCCTTGGTAGTCACATACCAATGCTGCTGCCCCCGGGGCATCTTGTAAAACGCCACCATATTGCGATCCCACAAATCATGCAGCGCGCCGCGGTAAGTTTTACCCGTATAGCCCAGCGCAGCCTGCATCTGCTTATGCGTAAAAGACTCCGCATCGGCCAAAAACTTCAAAATACGCAGCTGTAACGCTGTCACCACCCCGCCACTCATTGCGCGCCCCCGGCGCCGTTGGCCTTGGCCGCTGGTGCGGCGTTGTAATGGGCAATGTCCTCACGCGCCCTATTGAACGCGCTGATAAAAATCTTAGCCGCCAAGCTGCCAAAAGGGTAGGGACACGCGTCTTTGATGTGGTCATACAGCCAGGCGGCCTTTTGCGCCTCAGCAATGATCGCCGTGGCATTGTGTTGGATAGGTGTCATATGATCTGTCATAAAAAATAAAATATGAAATAGATAGCAACAAGCGCAATGTTTACGCCGCTTGCAGCGCCCTTACAGCCACGCGCAGCGACACCACATCGGCCAGCAGCTCAGGCCCCGCATGGCGCCCGGCACCGTCAATCAGCCGCAGCCGTGTCGCCCGCACCTCCACCGGCGTGCCCGGCGTCAGCTCTGCGCTTTGTACGCACCAAAACCCCAGTGCATCGTCCCCGCTCCACACCAGCCGCCAAGGCACCAGCGCATGCGCCGCGCCGTCCGGTCTGCTGTACGCCAGCAGGGACACTGAAAATGTGCCATCTGCCGCCGTAGTGCCTAGCGGCTTGGTACGCTTGGCCAGAAACAACGTATTGGTGTAAGACTCGCCAAGCATCACAGCCACCCCGCCAGATAGCCCACCGAAAAGCCAGCAGCCACAAGTGCCGCCAGCGCGCTCGCCCCGTACACCGCCGCCATCTCCAGCACATCGCCCATAGTCAAAAGCGGCGGGTCCAGCGGCTCGGGCTCAGACCCCGAAAACCACACATTCCCACCGCCCAGCTCAGCCGCATACGCCGCCCCACCAGCCCGCGCTGGCGCAGGCGAAGAGCAATCGCAATTACCCCGCCCCTGGCACACGCCCAACTGATCGCAGGTGTATCTTTCATCCAGCGCCCCCGGCCGCGTCACCACAATGGCTTCCGCCCGTTCGTCGCAATCACACTCCCGGCCCTGGTTGCAGTGCTGGTTGCAGGTAATGGTTGGTGTTGTCATGGTTGTCCTCATACCGCCAGCCAGCGAAACAAGCCCCAGGCAAGCAGCAGCCCGATGGCCACCGCCAGCGCCACGTCGGCTGCGCGCTCCCTGCGCGCCGGGCGCTCAATCGCGCAGGCGCTGGTGGCGTCAACGCCAAAGGCTTCGAGAATGGTTCGGGAAAAGCGGCGGGGGTTCATGCGGCCACCTTTCCGGTGGGCACAAACGCGCCATACATATCAAGCACATTCTGCGCGGCGTCAACCAAATGTGGCGGCAAATAGCTGTCAACACTTTGCGGCCGTGTCGGCGGGAAATCCATCACCTCGACCACGATGCGGTGCAGTACCGCCACCATGGCCGCCTCACGCGCTGTGAGGTTTTGCTTGACTGAGCTGCTGGTTGCCATCTTTCACTCCTGTTGCCGCCGTGATGTTTGGCGGGTCTGGGGTGAATTATTAGGCAATACCTACCCAATTACAAGGCATTGCCTAAATTTATTTTCAAAAAGCAACAAAAAACCCGCCTAAGCGGGTTGTCGGGTGGTTTTTCAGGCACTATTTCCAGATGCAGTGCCTGGCTTCGCGTCGGGTTTTGTCTTTGTGGGCCTGCGTGGTGAGCCATTGCAGGTTGTGTGGTGCGTCATCGCCGTGGCATTTGAGTGGTACTTTGTGATCAATCTGGTAGCCCGGGCAGGGTAGCCGGTGCAGTCCAGTGCCTGGGCAGGCTTGGTGCTGTACAAATTTCTGCAGCACGGCATGGCTGCGGGGGGTGCGTGCCTGGGCTGTGTTGGCCAACAGAATCGCGGCCAGCACAAGGCTAAGACTTCTTTTCAAAGGCCGCCACGACTGCGCTGAACATGGTTGCCTGGGTCGGCTCAACCAAGGCTTGAACACACCGCGTAAACACGTAGGGCACGACTGCCAGCGCGATGGCCCCGGCAAACCCAGCCGCCTGACCAACGCCACCGGTTATGGCCATTGAAACCAGGAACATCAGAGCGCCTAGCACGGATGACAACGCAGTCAAGATCCACAGAATTTTCATTTTTCATCCTTGTTGATTTTTATCATAGCATCAGTATTTACCCTTAGAAATCCCCCGTTTGGGGGATTGTATGTGACTTAGTTCACAAGGTAGAGTGAGGCGCGGGCAGCATTTTGGCGGGCGTTTGTTGAGCGCGTTGAATGGCTCCGGCAATGGCGTTTTCAAAAAACTGCCGTTCTTGCAGGGTGAGTTGCATCCATGCGCTGTAGTCAAAAAGCTCAAACGGCCATAGGGTTGGGTTTTTGACAGCGTACAAGCGTTTTGGTTCTTGGGCTGTGTGTTTGGCGTCTTCGGGCACGTCAAGCCACCACGCCAGTGACCGGCCTGACCATTCGACCAGCTTGGGGTAGTGGCGTTTGGCAATGCGACCGTGGTCATACCAGTCGTAAACAGAGGGCGGCTGCACGCCAAAGATGGCGGCTACGTCTTTTGGTTTCATGCCGCGTAGCTCGGCCTCGCGCTGTAGCTTTTTTCCCATGTGTGGCTGGTTTTCCATGGGGGTAATTAGGCTTTTGCAAAATATTTTCGGCAATGCCTTGTAAATGTTATAGGTATTGCCTAATAATGGAGGCATGGAACACATATCACCTGTTGACAAGGCTGCGCGCATGGTGGGTGGCCTTACTACGTTAGCCAAGCTGCTTGGCGTGAGTGCACCAACTGTGCACGAGTGGAAGACGAATAAGCGCCCTGTGCCGGTGTTGCGGTGCGTGAGCATCAGCCAAGCCACAAAGGGCGCTGTGACGCTGCAGGATTTGCGCCCCAACGACTGGCAAAAAATCTGGCCAGAGCTGTCCATCCAACAACAAGAGCACGCCTGATATGGACAGCCAACCCAACGACGGCAAACACACCAACCCAATCAAGCTCTGGCTTACCGACCGAGAGCTGCTTGACCTCTCACGCATGGCCGACCAGGCCGACCGCAAGGTAAGCGAGATGGGTAGGGTGATCATTCGAAAGTTCATGTACGGCAATATCGCCCCACCCACGCGGGCAGCTGAACAACCCATCGATTTGGCTTAACCAATGTCTATCGACAGAAACGAAATCAGCTTCGAGGTGACCGCCGATGAGGCAGCCGTGCTTGATGGCTATTGCCAAGCCAAAGGCATCAAGCGCCCAGTCGTCATGCGCAGGCTTCTCAAAGAGTGGAGTGAGGAAAAGCTTCATGAGTCAATCTTCGTGTGTCGCGTAACCGGTGTAAACCCAACCGACCCCGAACCCGTACGGCCTCAGTCGGGAACCCTTGCGTAACCCAGCGCACAGACACATCGCTATGGCCAGCTACCCCATTCCCCAATGCTTCACGGCACGAAAAGGCAGCGGCGCGTGTCAGCAGCGCGCAGTAAATGGAATACCCCCCGGCTTAAGGTACTACCCCACCCTTACAGGTCAGGGTAATGCGCACCCCGTTTGGGGTGTACATAGCGGCGACAAAAGTTACTGACAAAAACAACAATACGAGACACCTTCATGAGTAGCAATTACGATGACGTGCTAAGCCAACTGACAGCCGCTGGGCTGCTGGTTGAAAGCTTAGAGGTGGGCAAACTACGTCGCTGCAAGGTCGAAGGCGAGACCGAGCGGCGCGGCTGGTATCACCTGCATGAGATGCGCCTGGCCAATGGCGATGAATTGATTGTCGGCAGCTACGGTGTATGGCGCGGCGCGGTCAACAACGCCACCAAGGTCGAGCTCAACAAAACCGAACTCAGCGCCGAGCAGCGCGACAGCCTGCGCAAACGCCTGGCCGAAGACAAGCGGCAGGCCGAAGCAGCCCGAAAAGCTGATGCCGATCGCGCTGCCACCAAGGCCGCCGCCGCCTGGAAAAAATGTAATGCTCAAGGTGACTGCGAGTATTTAAAACGCAAAGGCGTACAGCCGCACGGCGTGCGCTTCAGCCCCAGCGGAGCCATGGTCATCCCGATGTTGGATGTAGCCGGTAAAGTGCACGGCCTACAAATCATTCGCGGGCGCGCGCCGCGCAAGCCAGCTGGAGAGGCAGGGCAGGGCAGCCCCACCCGTAAACTTCTTGAAAAAGAATTCTGGCCTAAAGGCCTGGTAAAAAAAGGCCACTTCCACCTAATCGGCATGGCCGTTGGCTCCCCCGTCATCCTGGTGGCAGAAGGCTACGCCACGGCGGCAACGCTGTTTGAAGCAACCAGCCTGCCAGTAGCCGTAGCATTCGACGCGGGGAATCTAGCGCCGGTAGCAGCTGTGCTGCATACCCGGTACAAAACCGCCCGGCTCCTGATATGTGCCGATGACGACACCTTTAGCGAAGGCAACCCAGGCGTTACTTGTGCCAGCGCAGCCGCCATGCAAGTCGGAGGTGCTTTTGTTGTCCCGGCCTTTACCGACGCTGCGGCGCGCCTGGCCGCATACGCGACCAAAGGGACAAAACTTACTGACTTTAACGATCTGGCTGCGTCCGAAGGCCTGCATGTAGTGCGCACCCAGCTTGAGTCCCGCATCACGGCATTGGGTTGGCGCTTGGGCGCAAAACCTGCACCCACACCGCAGGGGTGCGGGTGCGCTGAAAAAAACCCACTCAAACCAATTGAAACCGTAGATGAACTGCTTGAACGCTATGCACTGGTATACGGTCAAGGTGGCACAGTGTTTGACCACCAAGAACATTGCCTGCTACCGCTAAGCGACATGCGCGACGTGTGCATGGGCCGGTTCATTCACCGCGAATGGTCTGATCACCCAGAACGTCAAATCGTCCGTATAGAAAACGTAGGCTTCGACCCCGCCTGCACTGACAAAAACATCCATTGCAACCTGTGGTCAGGCTGGCCAACCACCCCTGTAGCTGGCAACTGCGAGTCACTAATTGACCTGCTTCGCTACATGTGCGCAGGTGACAGCAAGCCAGAAGAACTCTTTCGGTGGGTTATCTGCTGGCTTGCCTACCCCATCCAGCACCCCGGCGCAAAAATGCAAACCACCGTCGTGGTGCACGGCCCGCAGGGCACGGGCAAAAACATGTTTTTTGAAGTCATTATGGGCATCTATGGCCGCTACGGCCGCATCATTGATCAGAGCGCCATTGAAGACAAGTTCAACGACTGGGCCAGCCGCCGCCTGTTTTTAATTGCAGACGAAGTGGTTGCACGCTCTGACCTTTACCACGTCAAAAACAAACTCAAAGCCTTCATCACCGGCGAATGGATCCGCATTAACCCAAAAAACATGGCTGCGTATGACGAACGCAACCACGTCAACATGGTTTTTCTCAGCAACGAGTCCATGCCAACCATCGTCGAACAAGACGACCGCCGCCACGCAGTAATCTGGACCCCTGAAAAACTCAGCGCGGACTTTTACACCGGGCTCAAGCATGAGATAGACAACGGCGGCGGGGCCGCGCTGCACGACTACCTGCTGCACCTAGACCTGGGCGACTTTGGCCCAGCCAGCAAGCCCCCCATGACCGACGCCAAGCTTGAGCTGATCGACCAAAGTCTTGACAGCCCCAGCCGCTTTGCTCTTGCTTTTGAGCGCGGCGACATCGAGGGCTTCCCGGCCAAAAACCGCCCTGCGCTGCTCACACCCTGCCTAAGTCAAGACTTTTACGAACTTTATGGCGAATGGTGCCGCCGCCAAGGCCTCAAAACACTAAACCAACCAAAGTTTATGAACGCGGTAGACCGCAAACACCATGGCAAGGTTGAGCGCAAGCGCCTAAGTGGCAGCAGCAACCCGGTACGTGTGCTGCACCTACCCGGAGGCCAAGAAAAACCCGCCGCCGTAAACGAATCTGACTGGCTCGATGAACGTGTCGAAGTTTTTAAAACCGCTTTCAAAGACTACAAAGCCACCACCGGAGGCTACGCATGACGCAAAAACCTCATTTTGTGCCGGGTGTGCCGGGTCTGTGCCGGGCTTTGTGCCGGGTGTTTCGCTCTTGTGCCGGGTGTGCCGGGTCTATCACACACGCACGCACACGTAAAACCAAAACCACAAACACACCACACAAACGCGCTCACATGCGTATATATACCCGGCACACCCGGCACACCCGGCACATCGTTGATATATATACGTATTTTTCACACACACCCGGCACACACCCCGGCACACCCGGCACACGCGCCCGATCACCCTTATTTTTTAACCTTAAAAAAAAGATGATGGAAAAAACCCAAAGCAAAACCATTCGGTGCACCCCTGAAAACGCCGCCGAAATACAACGCATGGTCAAGAACTGGCCCCAACTCCACAACCTGGTGCAAGACCTACAAGCACAAAACCTCTTCCCAGGCCTAAGAGGGCTAAGCATCACGCTCACAGGCGCGCCCAGCTTTGTAGCTGGTGGGGTAACCGCAGTCAACCAAATAAACGCCTCCAAAGCCGTTTAAACGCAAAAAGCCCAACCCAATGCAAATCAACATCAAAATTGAAGGCCTAACCGAAGTCCGCGCCATGCTTGGTAATGCGGCCAAACAGGCCAACTACGCCGCCAGCCGCGCGCTAAACACAACAGCCTACGCCGTCAACGCCCAACTAAAAAAAGACATGGCGGCAACTTTCAAAGGCGGCGCCACCGCCTACAGCCTGCGCGCCTTCAGCGTAAAACGCGCAGACAAAAACAACCTAACGGTCAAAGTAGCGCTCCGCCAAGACGCACCCCCCGGCGGCACCAGCTACACCAAAGCGTTAGCACACCTATTCACCGGTGGCCCCCGTAAATTCAAAAACATCGAAGGCTGGCTGCGCGGCCACGGACTACTACCCAACGGACTCACCATTGCGCCAGGCCGGGGCATGCCATTAGATAGATACGGAAACATGCGCCGCGCCGCACTCACTGAAATGCTGGGCGCTATCGGCACACAGCGCCCAGGCCTGCGCATCTACCGCCGCACTGGCGCAGGCAAAGCGCAAAAAGCCACCGCCTACTTTGTTGTAAAGCCCGGCGCTACCACCCATCTGCACCCCGGCATCTACAAACGTCAAGAAACCGGCAACAAAAGCGTATTGAGCCCAATGATTTTGTACGTTGACCCAGTCGCTTACCGCAAATTTATTGACCTGGACAAGCTTGGCCACGAAGTCGTCACCAAAACCTTCCAGCCCGCCTTTGACGCAGAGCTATCAAAGGCTTTAGCGAGTGCCAGGCTATGACCCCCTTTCAAGGTACTACCACAACCATTTCACTGCGGGTAATGCGCACCGCGGTGTTGGACTGTTTCGTGATGCTCCTAAGGGGGTTAAGTGAGTAGCAATCACCGTATCCTGCTGGACTTCCAAATCACACAGGCTGACTTTGCGGCTCTGGTTGGAGTCAGTGAAGGGGCCGTCAGCGCCATGTTTACCGATGGCCGACTGGAGCGTGGTAACCCGGCCCGCGTGTGGCTGCTGAAATACTGCGACCGCTTGCGTGAACAGGCTGCCGGGCGCATGGGAGATGATGGCGGCCTTGACTTGGTGCAAGAGCGTGCCGCCCTGGCCTGCAGCCAGCGCATTGCCAAAGACCTCAAGAACGACATTGCCCGTGGTGAGTACGCCCACATTGGCTTACTGGCCGATGTGCTCGGTATGGCCAGCAGTGCCGTGGTCGACCGCTTTGACCAGCTTGAGGGCGCCTTGCGCAAAGCCTGCCCCACACTGGCCGATGACGCCCAAGCCACGGTGATTCAGGTCATTGCTTCAGCTCGCAACGAGTGGATCAGGTCTACCGCCAAGCTGGTCAACGAGACTGTGGATGCCATGGCACTTGAGTCTGAAGACGACGCCCTGGCTGATGCGTTGGGGATTGATGCCACGGAGTCTATGGAGTAAACACTATGGCAAAAGTTACAAAACTTGAAAAGTTGCAACGAATCTCTAACGCCAATGCACTGCTTGCGGAGTGTGGATATATTCAATATATCAAAGGTGACTGGTCTCAATATGCCCGAACTGAAACGCTTTACTTAAACTGGGCGTTCAAACTTTGGTGGTCATGGTTAAAGAAAGAAAACATTCGGAAGAAGTATAAAAAAGAGCACCAAGATTATTTGAAATCGCCTTTATGGCAAATAACAAGAAAAAAAAGGCTTGCAATCGATAACAACAAATGTCTTGACTGTGGATCTGATGCTGAGTGTGTCCATCATGTGTCCTATAAAAGATGGAAGCAAGAAAACATAGAGATAGATTTGGTCTCGCTTTGCAATAGTTGCCATTACGCACATTTATTGACCTGGACAAGCTTGGCCACGAAGTCGTCACCAAAACCTTCCAGCCCGCCTTTGACGCAGAGCTAAGCCGCGCCCTGGCCAACGCCAAATGACCAACCCTAACCACATCACCCGCCAGCAACTAGCCGACCTGATCGGCGCGCGAAGCCCAAGCTACATCAACGAGCTGGAAAAAAACGGCCGTGCCCTCCGCGCCCCCGACGGCAAACTATGGCTCAAAGCCGAAAGCCTAGCCGCCTACCGCGCTAGCAAAGACCCCAGCAAACAAGGCGTAGCAGACCGCCACGCCGCCGCCCGTATGGGTATCCCCCAAGGTATCCCTCAAGACGAGGAACACCCGCCAGACGAACCCGCGTCCGAGGCCGATCACGCCGCCAGCGCCCCGCCTCAGCAGCGCGCGCCCCAAGGCAAAGTCAGCGCCGACCAAATCGGCAGCAGCTACCAGCAGGCTCGCGCCGTCAACGAGAAATTTAAAGCCCTGGAAAG